TTTTGGTGATCTTGTAAACATGCATAAGAATATATATAAGAATCCAAAATTTGATGAAGGGAAAATACGCCTGGTTGATAATGCTAAGGCAAATAATTTAAAAAATCACGACTTCTGGAAAAGTTTGAATCTAAAATTTGATGAAAATCTACCGATAACAGGATTGACTCCGGAGTTTTTTAAGTTGTCTAATAACCTGGAAAATATATACAAGATATTTAAACTTAAAAGTAAGAATGAATTTGTATTATATCTAAAAGAAAAGATTAAAGACTTTGATTTTTTATGTGATTTTATCTATGAGGATATGACTATACCTACATTAGGAACGATGCACTCGGTTAAGGGTGCTGAGGCCGACCACGTATGGGTAGATATGTATATTTATAAACAACTGAATAAAAAATCTATGCCTAATAATAGCATAGAAGACGATGAAAGAAGATTGTTATATGTGTCATGTACCAGGGCAAAAAAAACTCTGGGATTAATAAACAAACAACACAGTTATTCTTATGCAATAAATCCGATATTGATAAGAGCAATCAAGGAAGGGAAAATAAGATGAATAGAAAAGATGCAATATATCGGTCACTTGATTTCAAGCTTGGAAAAAATAATAAAGCTGATGCCGTAGAGCATCCAAACCATTACTGCTCTCATTCATCAGGTATTGAATGTATAGAGGTTACCAGGCATATGAACTTTTGTCTTGGCTCGGCAACAAAATATATCTGGAGAGTTGATCTAAAAGAGGATACGATTAAAGACTTAGGGAAAGCCGTTAAGTTTTTAGAGTTTGAGATAGAAACAATAGAAAAAAAGAGCAGGTTTCTTAGTATGATTTCTAAGTATTTAAATAAAATAAATCCTTGGAAAAAAATAAAGAATATTGACAAATTAATTAACACTATAACAGCAGATGAAAGTTGCAATATTGGTGTAGCGTTGAGAGATATCTTAGAAGTGGGTCTTAAAAAAACTGATTCAGTTTTTGATTTAAAAGAAGCTATTAGATTCTTAAAACTTGAGATAGAATTAAGGAGAGCAAGTAATGGTTAAGGATTATTATAAAGAGCTTGACAAAGAGTTTAACAAAAATATTAAAGAGGTTAATGATTTATATAAAAGAATTAAGAATGCCAGGAAAGAGTATACACATTTTAGATATAGCGGATATCTTAATTATTTTGAAAGGCTTGACAAGGATTTTTTAATAAAAAGGGATGGTAAATAAGGAGAATAAATAATGAGAAAATTTAATGATAAAGTCGTTACAGTTAATTATGGTTATGGTTATGATTATGATGACTTATATGAAGAGCTTGAAGATATGAACAAGAATATAAGAAAGCCAGAAGAAGTAAAGGCAACCCCTAAGCCAGAAGAAGTAAAGGTAACTGGGCATTTTGGTGTGTATAAGGATGGAGTTGTCAACTGTACCGCTTGTGACAGTGATGAAGAACAGTTTAAATGTTCTAATTATAGACGAAGAACAAACGCCTTTAATTGTAGCTTTCTATTCAACAATAAAGACTGTATGTCGATAGACGTGCAGCAACAGATAAGGAATAAAAAATAATGAAATTAAGTTTTAATAAATATAAGTATCACTTGCCAGTGTTAGATGGTACTTACAAAAAAGATCATAAATTTACGGATAAAGATTATAAATATATAGGTTCAGAAATTAAGCCTATATGTTTAAAATCTAAAGTTAATTCCATGAATCACATAATAGAGTCTTATAGCATTATTAATGAAGGTAAAAAATTAACAATTAATACGTATGTACAGCCTTATAGCGAAGTATATGATATAAGTTATTGTGCAGCAACAGATAAGGAATAAAAAATAATGAATTTTAATAACTTTGAGTTTAGCTTGCCGATTACAGCCGGTAGGTTTAAGAAAGACCATAAGCCTACAGAAATTGAGCATGTTTATATCGGTTCAAGGGTTAAGCCAATATTAATAAGCTCTGTAAGTGCCCCAAAATATCTTGAGAAAACATGGTTTATTATTAATAATGGTGGTAGATTCAAAATTACAATCATTAGAAAAACCAAGGGAAATTATTATGAGTATACTTGGACAGAAAGATATTATAACGGAGGGGAATAAATGCACTATAATAATTACAGATATAGCTTGCCAGTGTTAAGCGGTTATTTTGAGAAAGACAAAGAAATAACACAACTTGATTACGATTTTATTGCATCCGTGATTGAGCCTGTTAAAACATGCTTTGTAGAGTATTTAGGTTATCGCAAAGAAGTATGGGTTGTAATCAATAGCAATAAAAAATTTAAAATAACAACTGTTAAAATGTTAACCGAAGGAGATTTTTATAAATACTCCTGGACATCATGGGGAATGTAATGAAAGCTAAGATTTTCAAGGCTGAAGAATTGGCAGCCACAAATGAATATTGTAAACAACAAGCAGAAAAAGCATTCAATGAATTGGCCAATAAAATAGATGAGTTGATATTTAATATCTGCTATGAGTCTTTAAATTTAGGCGAATATATGATAAGAATAATTGGATAATAAGAGGAGATAAAATGATAATAGATGAGTATAAAGGCAAAAAAGTTAAAAAATATGATATGGATGGCGAAAAAGAGGTAATAACGCTAACCCCAACTATGCATAATAATGATTATAAAGGATCTGTATATATTTCAAGTATTGATGAGACATGGAATTACACCTGCCATCTTTGGGAAAACATGAATGGAAATGATAATTTTTTCGAGATAATTTGGAATAGATATTGCGTAGAGCATTATAACTCATTCGGTGATCTTAAAAAACAAATTACTAAGAAAGTTCAAGAAGTTAATAAAAGACATATTATGAACCACTATACTAATGTAAGATACTAATATAAAATAAGGGGAGATAAATAATGATTAAAGCAAAGAATATTCCAGACGCATGTTTTCAGGCATGGTATGAAGTAATCAAAAACGGTCGTAAATTTAAAATTGATGATGGTTCTTTTGCTGGTTCGATAAGAATTGAACTTGATTTTCTACACATACATATTGATGATCCTTCATACGGATCAGGCACACAAGATATAATTCCCGCTATGCCAGAGGGTTCAGATATTGTTCCTCCAATTACGCTTGAATATCTTTATGGTAGTGGGAAGTATGCTTATTGCCTTCTTGATGATGAGAAGCATGAGAATGAAGCATATACATATGGCTATAGATTAAGAAATCCTATAGACCAAATAAGTTATGTGATAAATATCCTTAAAAAAACACCACGAACAAATCAGATGGTGCTTAGATTTTCCAGGCCAGAAGATATAACATCGGATGACCCTCCATGTTTAACCAGTATTTTTTGTAGGGTGCAAGATAAAAGACTTAACTTCCATATATATTTCAGAAGTAATGACATGTGGTCTGGCTTTCCTGCAAACATGGCAGCCATAGAATTCTTACAGAAAACAATGGCAATGGAGATAGGGATAGACCAGGGATCATTTGATTATACATGTTCTGGTGCGCATATTTATGACTATGCCGAAGGTATTGTCACTCATAGAATAGGTGGAGTATGAAAGAGTTAGAAACTACAACAAATGCTGATATTGATAAGTTAGAAAGCCTTGAACATTATCTATTGGGAATTAGAATTATAAATGAAGACGTGAAACTCTTATTTGTAAAAGAGCTTTTCTGTCTCTATAAAATACAAAAAGATATCCAAATGAAAAGCAGAAAATTAAAAGATAAAGCTCTTTGGATTGAAGAACTTATTTTAAATAAAATAAAAAAATATGAGGATAAGTGTAAATGAAAAATATTTTTAAATCTGAAAAGTATATTTTTAAATATATCGAACCTGAATTGCTTACATATACTCAAGATAAAATGACAGCTATTGTAGAAGCTTTAATATTAATGCGAAGAAACAACACAATTATTAAATTAAAAGGGATAAAAAAATGATACAGAAAAAAGAATTACTAAAATATAAATTAGAAAAAGATTTCAGAAAAGTAAGTGCAAAATATTTAAAAGAAAGAGAAGATATATACGCCTTTAAGATTCACGGTAGCGGTTGGGGAGTTTCTGGAATATCAGATGTTATAGGCGTTAAAAAAACACCTGTTGTTGACCTTGTGGCTAAAGGCGTTAAAGAAGTTGGAGTGTTTGTGGCTATAGAAGAGAAGGCTATAAATGGGAAGCCGTCGCAAAAACAGATTTCGTTTATTGAAAAAATAAAAGGCATGGCCGGTCAAGCTGGAGTCGCTTATTGCATAGAAGATATTGAAAATATTCTTGATGTGTGATATAGTTTAAATTGTAGCTATTTTTTTTTAGCTACAATTTAAAAGGAGGTCAAATGATAGCATTAGATTATTATAAAAAAGGGTTGAATGTTCTGCCAATACGGAGACATGATCACCCTAACGCAACAGGATCAACGAAGCTGCCATATATAAGATGGAAGAGGTTTGCCACAGAAAGACAAACAGAAGAAGAGGTGATAAAAGCATTTAAGAAATTTCCAGGAGCAAGACTGGGTGCTGTATGTGGTGCTGTTTCTGGTATTGTAATTATAGATGTAGACTCTGCTGAGGGGTTAAGATTATTCTTAAGTAAAACAAAAAACATATCAAAAGTAGTAACTACTACTGGTAAGGGATATCATTTCTGGTACAAACATCCAGGGGTAAAGATACCAAGTAAAAGAATTTATAAAGATATAGATGTTAAAGCTGATGGCGGAACGATTATGTTACCTCCGTCAAAATACAATGAAGAGATGAGCTACAGATGGAAGGATAAAAATAATACTTTTTTTAATACTGATCTACCAGATTTCCCAATGGATATTCTACCAGACGAAGAAGGGGAGAGAGTGTCAAGAGTATCATTATATAAGATGGGTTGTGTATCTGGTGAGCGGAATGAGGGTGCTTCGGTTATGGCTGGTGAGTTTCTTAGGCGTATGACCGATGAAAAGAAAGCCTTGAAAGCTCTGTTTAAATGGAATGATAAGAATGATCCGCCATTAAGCTCTGTTGAAATTGAGACTGTATTTGATTCAATTGCTAAGTCAGAGAGAGGGCAGATTACAAAAGAGAAAATCCAAAAAGAAAGAGAGAAGCTTGAAAGCGAACAGAATGCATTATGTGTAGATATAGAATCGATATCAGATTCGTTAGGCATTGGGCTTGATCACCTTTATGTAAGGAAGCCAATAAAGGGAGAGATAATATTGGTTTTAGAAACACAAGACGGTGTATCTATCCAAACTAAACCATCTATCGTTTTGGATTCTATAAAATTAAGAAGTGTGATTGCTGATTTTACTGGTATAATTATTTATAAAATAAACAAAAAGTTCTTTGATCCAATTGCCCAGAGTTTAATAAAACTTGCAAGTCAAGATGTTAGGCCGCTGGACTATACGCATAGCGAACTTAGAAAATATATTAATATATTTGAAGAGATTGCAAATAACCCAGACCTGTATAACAGGGATGACCTTATAGTTTATGAGCCTTATATTTGTAATGAAGATATTTACTTCCCTATAAAGTGGGCTGCATCTGAACTAAAAAAAATTGGTGATAATAAAACTAATATGGAACAGCTTATCACAGACTTAATAAATATGGAATGTAAAGAGACTGTTTATAAAACTAAAGAGTCAGGGACTCATAGAGTGTGGATAGTTAATATTAAAGAGCTAATAAAAAAAGGAATGAAATATGACAACTCCAGCTCCGCCAAAGGATAATATTTCTAATAAAGAGGGTATAGTTTCTCCTGCTTGGATGTTATGGTTCATCCAAATTAGGAGAAAAATAGATGAGGTTATTCAGACTGATTCAACACATATAACATCTGATGGTACAAGCCATTCACATGTTGTGCAGAATGATGCCCATAGAGTAAGTGATGGGTCGGATCATTCATTGGTAACAGATAACCAGACGGCTATCGCAGCGTTACAGCTCAGTGAAGGATCAAACACAAACGCTATAACTTTAAACACTAATCATAGATTGGGAGGTGGTGCTGACCATTCTGGTGTAGCACAAAACACTGCAAACATAGAAGCTTTAATGGCAAGCACCCAGGTAGTTACTGTGCTACTTGGGGAGAATATGTCCAAGGGGGATTTATTCTATTTTGATATGCCAGTAGCAACAGTTAAGGGGTATAAGTTTGATATAACCACAATAGATTATAAGTACTGTTGTGGTATCTTGACTGCTGACGGAGTTACAGATGATTATGTCACTGGTATTTTATTTGGTGGTTGCTTTTATTGGTCTGAAGAATCAGGGGATTTATCTCCTCAAGAGGTATTGTATGTCCAGCCAGACAGTACATTGGGCGCAGCCGAGACTGATTACTTTGCAGGAGTTGTCATTGATGAAGGATTAATACACTTAAATAAAAACAGAGGGGATGAGTTAGAATTAATAGGTATAAACGCAGATGATATAGATAGTAACGCGGACGATATAAATACTCTTGCTGGATATGTCTCTACGAATGCTGCTGACATAGCTACGAATACAACGAATATAGCTACCAATACAACTGACATAGCTACCAATACAACTGACATAGCTACCAATACAACTGACATAGCTACCAATACAACTGACATAGCTACCA